ACCAGGATCACCTTGAGGACCTGTAGGTCCAGTAGGACCTACGTCACCTTGAGGTCCTTCATCGCCCTTAGGACCAGTAGGTCCAAAAGCAGCAAGGCTAGATACGACTATTCTGCCTCGCAAGAATGTGACATTACCGGAACTGGTATGGTTCGCAATATAAACTGCGACCTCATCACCATCATTCAGATCAAAGATCCAAGCCGAATGGAGCTTGGTAACAGTGCCTAGCACTGTAACGGCGGCTTGGCACTCTGTCTCGCTGACGATGGTACCATTATGAACGAAGATAAGCCCAAGAAGCTGATCTGGATCGTTAGTCGTAGCGTCAATAGTGGCCTGTATCTTTACCCGAGTAGGACCACCAAAAATATTCTTTACAGAAAAACCATCACTACCTAAATCGATTCCGTAAACATCAGGATGCAGAATTCCGCTTACACCAGTGGATTGGTAAACTCCCTGGGCAGCAATGTTAACTGTGGTCTCGTCTAGGCTATAGACTTGCCCATAAACAGGTGCACCCGGACCTCCTGGACCTGTTGGTCCCATTGGCCCGGTTGGTCCTAAAGGTCCCTGTGGACCTTTCTCGATAATTTCTACTACAGTTATTTCGGTATTAACTACCTCGATAACCTCTTTTACCTCAACCACCTCCGCCATTCCGCGTCGCCTCTCGAGATAGCGAAACCTTACCCTGCAATAGACGTCTTACTTTACCGTTAGAATCGATCAATTCGAGATCGTAGACACCTTCGCCAAAGCATAGTTCTTCAGTAATACTAGAAGGAAGTGAAAGCAGAATTTCACCCGTAGGTCCTCCTATCGTGATACGGCCATTCTCAGTTGTAAGCTCAACTATCTTGACATCCGTATCATAATTTCGTTTGATATACATCCTAGCCGTGTAATCGGTCAGATCAATCGGGTCCTTGTTGCTGTCCTTCCAACGCAACTTTTGTTCCCAATCTGTACCCTGCTCGATTACCAGATTATATTCGGCTGCTGGCATACTAGACCTCAAATTCCTTGATTAAATCCGTAATCTTCATTTGTTACGGATTCTCCATCAGTTCCATAAGACAAGCTCGGAGCAACAGCAGCTCCTCCACCTCCAAGCCACTTACCGATTAATTCTTGAACAACGGTTGGGAATCGAGCTCCTTTAGTAAATGTACTTTCAGCATCCCGGAAATATTGCAACTGTACGGAACCAGCCTTGATCATCTGGAGTGTTTGTACACCAGGACGCACATTAGATTCTACGTCACTACCCTCGAGAATAAGATTAGCAAGCTCGACACATGCGTAAACCAGCTTCTCGGGTATCTCATCTTCTGCAACACACTCGAGACCAGTACGTGGCCAAGCTAGTTGTTGACCGCTTAGACCAGTTGGAGTGCCTTGCCACTTCTGTCTATCGAGAATACGGGTAGCAGTAACCAACAACCTCTTTTTGGTTTCGGGATCCGTGATGCTATCAAACCACATAGAAACCCCGTACTTCCCTGTCATGTACGCATTTGCTTCATCCAGCGTAGCATAGACAGGAAAGGCGAGACCATCAATCTCAACGGTCTTATCTACCATTAAACGCTCCTCTCACCGGGATCTTGCATCAACGATGAAGCACGCGGAAGGCGCTGCATCTCGTCCCGTAACGAACCCTGAATCTCGTCCAGCGATGGCTTATCACCATCCTTACCGTTACGAGGAAGTGGTTGAGTTTCCTCACCCTCCCTAGGCAATGGTATCTCATCACTGAGAATCATATCTTCCGATTCTAGCGCATGGCTGATACCTAACAGATCACGGACATCGTTAATCGCGGGATCATTCGGAGCAAGTACAGCACCGGACTGCGCCATGCGGGCTAGAGCCGTTGTAACCTCGAGAGCATCACGCGGCGCGATATCCTCAGCGTGAAGCTTAGGCATAATCCTAGGATCGAAGCTATTCAAGCCCCAGATAGGACGAAGAATATCGTTCTCAGCTGACTTGACAATCAGCTTCAAAACTGAACTGGCGATCAGATATACATTACGGCTCTTGTCTTGAGCAACCGCCCGGCTACCTCCCTGATCACCTAGCATCAGATGCTCAACTCCGATAACCCGAGCAATCTCACGCTGGATACGTTCAATAGAACTCGCGATTTCTGACAGACCTTGACCAGGACCACTAAGCAGAGACAGGTCCCACATTTTTTCAGGGGAAACCTGTGGACCACCAGCGGTAACTGTCGTATATGTCGCACTGTCTAACAGAACGCCTGTATCGACGTTCCGTACTTGCATCTGAATAATAGCCTCTATTCCTTCGATGAGCCGCTTAGCCTGGGTCTTATCCATCAACCCAGCCTCCACCGCTTGGTTGATATGGCTCAGAGGGGCACGTCCAATTGGTATACCACGGAGATCGCGCTCGTACCCACGAACCTCAATCTCCTGTAATCGCTTTAGCCGAGCGTAGGACTCAGCCAAGTGTCGGAACACGCCCAAACCTTCTGGGTTATCTGTAAGCGAGTCTTCAACAATGTACAGGAGCTTAAAGCGAGGCAAGCCTAGGAGCTCACCAGTTTGTGGATTGCGCTGGAACACGCCAAGCACAGTTCCACGATCATCGAGAGCCCACTGCTCGATTGTGTGCTGAGGACGCGGCTCAACAGTTCTTAAACCGATAAGACCGTCATCACGCTTCTTAGCAATCCATTCTTGAATACTGAAACCGTGGAAACGGTACATCGCAGCATGTCTGACAATGTTGCTCCACGGTATCTCAGTATCTTCAAGAAGTTCATTCACCCAATCCGCAGCTTCCTTAGCCTCGTGACTTTTCGGATCTCTAGGCTTAGCGTGCCAGCGAGGATGTGAGATAAGGTTAAGGAAGTAGTGGACACCGGCAGCGACCACCGAGACATTGACCACAATCTCAGCGGCCTGACGATATTTCTCAGGTCCAACCCACTTAGGGTTTTCTTCCTTAATTTGGATAAACCCGCCCCAGACTGCTGTTCCTCCTGAGCCTTGTTCCTTAAAAGGATCAGGCAACGGCAAAGGCGGAAGTCCGAACATTGGATTGCTGAACGGACCGATCGGTCGGCGAACACCAGCCTTCTCAATACCTTCTGTCGCCTTCTCAACGGTAGGCGGAGTAGGTCCCTGAGGAGCAGTGTTCGGAGAATTCTGTGTGGGGTTCTCAGACATAGCAAATATCTTACCCTTCCCTGCCCCTAAAGGGCAATGCATAATACCGCGCTTGGGTACCTCTGGCAAGCTACTTTACAGGCATTCTGTAGGTATTTTACAGGCAAAGTGCCTGTAATTTGCCAGAAGTTGCAGCCTTCCAGTTTTAACTACTTCATCCTCTAATTATTCTAGGGGCAACGAAAGCAGACGTAGAGCCTGTCACTACCCTAGGCATCGGAAACAGGGCCATGATTAGGGCGTCTGCAAGGTTAGGCGATGGTGCTCCATCTGGTGCTTTCTCGATAGCCATCTTGAGCTTCTGTGTCGCTTGTGTTGCAGTAACCTGTATCAGTTCATCTCTTAGTCTGTGCAGGGTTCCGGTATCGATCTTAGAAGCATCAATGGCGATCATCTCGCTCGGATCGAACGTCACTTCTTCCTCTTCGCTATCGACCCGGTGCTGAGTTACCATCCTCCATGTATTGTAGAATAATCTGCTAACAGACCACCAAGCCTGAGCACGGAGGTTGAGAAAGAAGTCACGGTTCATAGGAGACTTATCGTCATTCTTGATGACGCGCTCAAAAGGATCCTGCACGTTATCGCCAGCTCGCCATGGAACTAGATTGATACCTTCTGGCATCAAGCCCATGTCCTTCAGACGATTGCATTCTGCCTTGATTCCAGCACCAATACCGATGCAGTCATACTGAAGATCGAGTGGAGCATAAGGCTTGCAGATAATCAATGCTTTCCTAGCTGTAATGGCAGTATCTCTCGCTCCCCAATGCTGACACTCAGATACGAGACGGTGCTGAGCAACAACACAAGCATTGACCGCAGCTCCCTCGTCTGCAACGTCGAGTCCTGCTGTTGTTCTTCCTTTGGTGAAATCGAGATCGAGCTTCTTGTGAGCATTGATCGCTGCATCGAACCATTCTGGCTTGATGATAACTCCGGTAGCAGTCGCAGCGTAATCTCTTTCGATCTCACGTGCGTACACATGGAGTAGACCTTTAGCCTCAAACGCTGCTTTCCTAGCCGCAGCCCATTCCTCATCTTTTTCAGGATGATCACGCCAATCTAGCAAGAATACATTGGCACGATCTTTGTAGATTTTACCTCCTGGCTTCCATACCACACCAGATTGGCGAGTACGGTGGAAAATCGTACCAGGACCAGACACAGACGAGATATCAATACGGGTGCGAGTAGTTTCTGAAAGAGATGCTTCCACAAGCTCAGGATGGTCGAGATATGCAGCCTCGTCCACGAAGTAGACACTGGTACGGCCACCGCGTCCGATATTATCGCCTACGTCCCCAATGATCGCATTTCCATTTTCAGGATTGGTTATCCTCATATGCATCAGATGCTTGTTCTCATGGAAACCGGTGGGCTTGAATACCTCTGCCAAGCCTCGGATAGTCAGGCGTATCTTTTCGAAGATAGAGTTGGAGTCGCCAAGCCGATCCAGCTTGTTGGCATTTGCAGATCCCCAACCTATGGTAGTTCCGTTAACGAAGAGCCACATCCATACGGAATATCCGACACCGCACCATGTAGCGCCCATATCTCGTGATTTCTCAACGAGACCATTACTCTCTTCTAGAACGCAGGCATGAAAGAATTGGATAAGCTCAGCCTGACGTTGAAATAATAGAAATGGCATGCGGGTAGGTAAACCCTTACCTGCATTCCGTGGTTCGTAGATATCGAGCCAATGGCAGATGAACCGGATAGGATCATTGCTGTACTCGTCTACAATGAGATCAGGATTCTTCATGAAATCTGCGATACGGCGATAGCGCCAACGCTGGACAAGCGTGTAGTCACGTGTTGGCCATTCCTCACGTTTCAGAGGACGCGGTTCAGGTACATCTTCAAGAGCACGTTCTCCTTTCTCTCGTACTTCCAGCTCATGCTCAATTTCACTTAGCAGAGCTTTAATAAGAGTAGGATCGGCTCTTCCTAGAAAACCATCATCTATAGCAGCGGATCCTGATAGCGCCAGTTGAATATTGTCACTCTTCGACATTGGTATCCTCCGCCTCAGTCTTGCTTAGTGTATATTCCAGTTCTTCGACATCATCAGATTGCTGATTGATAGTAACTCCATCAATCCGAGATAGCGTAGGAGTAGGGGTGAGCATTGCCTTGAGAACCTGTAATAGCTGCCGGAGCTGATCCGTGCTCATCCCTTTGATCATGTTTACGTTCAGAACACTAGGCTTGGCTGAGAGTTCACTATTTACTTTCTCGGGATCTCGCCCCCACTTCTGAGGATCACGATTGATCAGCCAGAACTTAGCAGCGTTGATGTTTGCAGGAACATGTTCTTGATACTTAGCTCTGATGACCTGTCCTCTGTAATTCATGATTTTCTCAGCTTCTACGTTGTACCCTAGAGCCATCTGGTACACGCTACGCTCTACTCTCTGATCAGCCAGACTGGCTTCTTTAGAAATAGCCAGAGCAGCAGCGAACTCAGGATACATCGCCTGCCAGATATCAAAGACTTTCTTCGTTACCTGGAAATAAGCAATGAGATCTCGTTCTACAGCTCCATTAAGAACAAGCTTAGCTGCCTTTTCAGGATAATCAGGCCGGTAAGATTCAAGCAAGATCTTGAAGTGGTGGTTTCCTGACTTTGTAGTAGATCCAGTTCTACGATGAGTAAGGCCGGATATGATGGTCTCGGCTTCGTCAATAGGAGCTATCTTAGCCGGTATTCCTTCCTTGAGTCCAGCTTCAACACTTTCCGGATCTTCATCAACAATTTCAGTATCTGTATCCTCATCCTTCTCGTCATCGTCATCTACGCATTTTACTGGAAGCTCAGATTTAGTTAGACGTTTACGTGGAGGCCGTGGTTTCTCATAATCCGGACCATATGGTGTAATTGGAACTTTAGGTTTCTCAGGTAACAGACGGCCTTCAAGCATGGCTTCTGCTCTATCCGCAGCCTCCTTTACCCATGCTGCGACGGGTCTTCTGGGTTTAGCTTTAGGCTTATCTGAGCCAGTGGATCCAACCCTAACTTTAGATTTCTTGCGTTCGGTCCTGTCTTTTGCCGTATCACTCTTATGTGCATCTTTCGGCTGGGAATGTGCTTTACCCGTTTTCTTCTTGAGATGCCTAACTGGTACGGATCCCTTTGCCATGCTATCTCACCTCCTATAGATTTATACCATTGCTTGACGACAACCCAACTTTCGTATGGAGTGTGTGGAGTAGATTTCAAGCCCCTCTTGTTTCCTGAGACTTTATAGAACCAGTCATTGATGTCTATGTTATTTCGGTTTCCATAGTACCATGTGATTAGAACTATATTCTGAGCAGTAGCATTGATAGGAAGTGGATGGGCTATATGTCTTCCTCTTTTGATTTCATCTATCCATTTCTTATTTATGTGGATAGCTAGAGGTTTCCTCCAATCTTCTCCTTCTATGTATTCGATAGGAGGAGGCATATCCAGATTATCTGGATACGGAAACCTAACCCCTAGCAAGCACCAGAGTCTGTATGTATCCCTGGCACGCTTGGAGAATATATCAGATGTTGTCTTAGGCAATAGTCGAGAAAATTTACTAACCCGGATTATATTCCCTTCAACATGGATAGGTTTCCTTGGATTCTTGTATTGTTCCGGACGTTCCAATATGTGGAATAACCGGAACAATAGATTCATATCCAAGGCAGTAGGAGGCCGCGGTTCCTGCCTCATTATCCTATCCCAAGGAATTTTGAATCTAGGATACATCCATTTCAAGCTGACATCAGGATTACCTGTTAATGGAGCAACCCATTGAACTCTACTATCCTCTATGGTTTTACCAGAGTACCATTTCGTAATAATTCTGGGATCTCTAGCCAGAGGATACTTGAAGAGTACTTTCGGAAGTTTGACGAAATCACGTGCCATAGCTCACTTGCATATCTTTTTTACTGCTATTCTTGAGGTTCTAGCACACATACACATCTATGGCAACTAGGATCCCCTTTATCTTGTGTATTAATCTAGCCTAAGATACCTTAAACAAGATA